TAGATCTTGAAGCAGAAGTTGAGCAAGGCAGAGATGAAATGCTAGAAAGCATGACTGCTAAACTTGATTCTTATCTTGAGTATGTTGCTGAAGAATGGATGAAAGAAAACGAACTTGCTGTTGAGCAAGGTATCCGTGCTGAAATTCAAGAGAACTTCATGCGTGGATTAAAAGATCTATTCGTTGAAAACTATATTGACATTCCAGAAGAGAAAGTTGACTTAGTTGACGAGATGGCATCTAAGATTGAATCTTTAGAAACATCTGTAAACGAAGAAATCGAAAAGAACATCGAACTCAAATCTCAACTAACAGAAGCAGAAAAGGCAATCGTTGTTGATGCTGTATGTGAGGGTCTTACAGAGTCTCAAGCAGTTAAACTTCAGTCTTTAGCAGAAGGTGTTGAATTTGAAGATGTAGATTCCTATGCTGAGAAGCTGGAAACTATTAAAGAGAACTACTTCGGCAGTGATGCTAAAGAAGATCTCACTGAAGAAACCCATATGGATGCTGATCCAATTGATGTAGAGGATTCTGCTGAAACGGTTGTCGATCCAAATATGGCTGCTTATATGAATGCTATTTCTAAAAGCATCAAAAAGTAACTTTAATAAATATTAAACAAGATATACTCTAAGGAGACAAAAATGTATCAAAATGATGAACTTCAAAAGAAGTGGCAACCAGTTTTAGAGCATCCTGATCTTGAAAACATTCAAGACGCTCATAAGCGTGCCACTGTTGCACAATTGTTAGAAAACCAAGAAATCGATGCTCGTTCTGGAGCAAACGGTTCTGGTGGTTATAACGCACCATCTCTACTTGGTGAGGCAGCTCCAGCAAACTCAATGGGTGCTTCCTCTTCTACAGCAAGTGCTGGTAGTGTAGATATCTTCGATCCAGTGTTAATTTCACTTGTTCGTCGTTCTATGCCTAATCTAATTGCTTACTATATCGCAGGTGTTCAACCTATGACTGGTCCTACTGGTCTAATTTTTGCGATGCGTTCTAGATATACTTCACAGTCTGGAACTGAAGCACTATTTAACGAAGCAGATGCTTCATTCTCAGGTAACACTTTCGCAGCAAACGCTACTGCGACTGGTGCACAAACTGGAACTGATCCTGCTGACCGTTCTGCATCTACTACTGGTGGTGGATATAATGTTCACTCTGGTATGTCAACTGCTGAAGCAGAAAAACTAGGTTCTTCTGGTTCTCCTGCGTTTGCTCAAATGGCATTCTCAATTGAGAAAGTTGCAGTAACTGCTGTTTCTCGTGCTCTTAAAGCAGAATACTCTATGGAACTTGCTCAAGATCTTAAAGCAGTCCATGGTCTTGATGCTGAACAAGAACTTTCTAATATCCTTTCTGCTGAGATCCTTGCTGAGATCAATAGAGAAGTTGTTAGAACTATCAACTACTCTGCTGTTGCTGGTGCTACTAAAAACACTACAACTTCAGGAACTTTCGACTTAGATACTGATTCTAATGGTCGTTGGTCTGTTGAGAAGTTTAAAGGTCTTATGTTCCAAATCGAAAGAGATGCTAATGAGATCGCAAAAGCAACTCGTAGAGGTAAAGGTAATGTGATGATTACTTCATCAGATGTTGCTTCTGCTCTACAAATGGCTGGTGTATTAGACTATGCTCCTGCTCTTAACAATAACTTACAAGTTGATGATACTGGTAATACTTTTGCTGGTGTTCTTAATGGTCGCATCAAAGTTTACATTGATCCGTATTTCTCAGATGCTACTAACCAATACTACACTCTTGGTTATAAAGGAACTTCTGCATTTGATGCTGGTTTATTCTACTGTCCGTATGTTCCATTACAAATGGTTCGTGCAGTTGGTGAGAATACTTTCCAACCTAAGATCGGATTCAAGACTCGTTACGGCATGGTAGCAAATCCATTTGCTTATGCTGAAGATAGCACTGGCACTAAGCCACCTGCTCGTCTTGGAACTGGCACTGGTAACATCTACTACAGATTAGTTAAAGTAACTAAC